CTACCTTGACATGGTAGGGGTCACAGGTTCGAACCCTGTACCGCCCACCACTTGAAACCTAGATGGCACAAGGGTTTCGGTGGATTCGGCCAACCGGCCATCAGCATCGACTGACCCCACACTGACCCCAAGCAGGGCCTGCAGTCGTGGCACGTCGCGCGCCAGATCCTCGACGATGGCGGTCAGCGCCTTCCTGGCCTCGCCAAGGTAGGTCGGATCGAACTTCGCATAGGCGTCCGTGGTGCCGCCCGCGTGGTGGCCCAGCAGCCCAGACACCTCCCAGGCCGGCACGCCGCGCTGGCGCAGCCAGGTGGCCACCGTGTGGCGCAGGGTCTTGGGGATCCACCAGGCGGGCAGGGCGGCTGCCACGCGCAGCTTGCGCCACGTGGTCTTGATGGAGCCGATCTTGCGGCCGTGCCAATGCACGACGTAGCCGGCCGGCTTAGCCTGGTCCAGGTGGGCAGCCAGCGCCGGCAGCAGCGGGACGGTCGGCCGGAACTTCTTGGTCTGCCGCCGTCCCGCCGGGTTGAGCCTGATGAGCCTGGCCGCGCGATCGATCTGGAACACCTGCAGGTCAAGCGCCGCATCGCCGCGGCAGCCGGTGCACAGGCGCACCAGCAGGTAAGCCCAGATGTGGTCCGCCATGTCAGCGTTCAGCAGCCGCACGACCTGCTCCCGCGTCCCATAGTGGGGGTATGCCTCGCCAATGGGCGGCAGTTCCACGAATGGCACCTGCGCGATCTCTCCGCGCTTCCAGGCCCGGTTCAGGGACGACTTCCCAACCCCCAAGATCCTTCTCGCATAGCCCTCACTGTAGCCACGCGCGCGTAGCCATGCCAGGAACTCCTCCTGCCTGCCGATTGACACATCGGCGACCGTCGTCTCGGCTGGCCACCACTCGCGCCACAGGGCAACGCCGCGCTTGGCGCTGTCCTTGCTCGGCAGTTCGCTACCGTGCTGGGCCATGTAGCGGGTCAGCGCCGTGTCCAGCAGCACGTCCTGCGGCGCTTGGTTCTCCATGGCCGCGTTTTCGACGTACCACTGGGCTAGTGCGATTTTTGCCTCGCCAAAGTCTCTTGTGCCAAGCGAAGCGCGCTGCTTGCATCCTGACGCGTCGCGCCACGCCCGCTGCCAGACGCTCGATCCTTTTCGGAGTTCGAGCCAGTAGTCGCCGAGGCGGAAGCGGGTTGACACGTCTGCTGCTCCAGGAACTTCAACAGGTGGGATTCGGTGTACTTCGGTTTGGAGCCGATGCGGATGTAGCCGATCTTCTCGCGCTTGCGGATGCGGCGCAGGGTGACCTCGGCCACGCCCAGATAGGCCGCCGCCTCTGCCTCGGTGTAAAGCTCCGGCAATTTCTCAGCTGCCCCCATCTCGCACCTCCACCAGCTTTACGCGCTTCTTGTTGATGCGGTTCACGAAATACTCCGGAAGCTCATCAACTACAACTGCGTCCTTTGCGCATAGCATGTCAACGTGGCCCTCTGGCGCATCCTCTACGGCCTTTAGGAGATGGGCGGCTTCTTCGATAACTCGCAGGTCGTCGTACATGATTCCGTACTTCGTGGCCAACACCTTGATGCTCAGGCTCAGCTTCTCAGCGGCGCTCATCCTCCACCTCCAACTCGTGCGTATCCCACACGCAGGCCCATAGGAACGTGGCGGCCACGCTGAACCCGGCGGCCACCCACCACGGGAGCCCAAAGATCCACGAGGCCAGGCCAATAACTGCGCCGGTGCCAAGGCTCGCCCCGGCCAGCTTCGCAATGTTCTTCCACTTGGTCACGAGCCTCACCCTCGCCCCTCCTGCGCTGCCTTCCACAGAACGGGCCTTGAGGGGCAATCCTCGATCCACCAGTCACCGTCCGGCCACTCGCCTATGTAGGCACACCTGTGCTTGCCAGTGCTACCAGGCTCCAGCGCTAGGAACTCCCTTCCGTCCTTGGGGCAGTAGATTGCGTCACGCCAGCCGAAGTCATGCAGCCGGCGGTAAGCGTCGAACAGCATCTTGATGGCCGACTCCTCGTCGGGCATCAGTTCTTGGCGACGTTTCTCCGACGCCTCGACTTGAGCCAGCAACTCCTTAGCCTCATTAGCATAGAGAGGCTGGTGGTAGTAGCTGCCATCCTCTCGACGCAGGGTCTTGTGGCCCACAATCTCTTGTTCATCACTCATCCCGAGCCTCCCGCATCGCATACTTCGCTGCCAGCCACTGAGCGCATCGCGCCTGGGCCGCCTTAGCCTCGCGTCCATGCAGCATTCCGAAGTTCTGCATGAGGTAGTCGAGCCCACGAATTAGACCTGCTTCGTCGTCGCTCAGGATGGGCACCGCGACCGTCAGTGGTCCGAAGTCCTCAGCCATCACCACCCTCCCGCGCGGCCCTCGCCGCGTCGATTGCTGCGTCCAGAGACCCTCCGGCAACTCCGGCATCTTGTCACTCATCGCTGCTGGCCTCCTGTTGGACGCGGCGGATCTCGATTCCGGCTTCGGCGAGGTGCGTGGCAGCCGCGCCGTCGTCGTCGATGCCTCGTTCTGCGTGCATCCAGATGAGGTTCCGGCGCCCCGCGCGTGCGTAGGTCGCCGAGTCATGCCAGACCGCGATGGCCTCACGCCTGCTCACCTCGTTGCCGCGCAAGAAGTAGCGGGTCACGCCCCACCTCCTTTCCCGGCCGGAAGCCGGTCGATCAGGCGGTGCAGCCAGCCGAGGAATCCCGTCTTCGGGACCAGCGGCTCGTCATCGATCAGAACCTCGTAGCCACCGTCCTGCATCTCCTTCATGTCACGCATCGACTGCATGAGGCTGTCGGAGAAGCTGACGTGGCCAGAAGGCATGACGCGCATGATTTCGCCGTTCTCGCCGATGGTGTAGCGAACCGCTCCCTTACCCATTCCCCACCTCCCCGGCCTGGCCCGCGTCGTGCGCCTCGATAGGCTCGGCATACCCGTCGCCCCAGACGTTCCAGTGCTTGCCGGCCACCACGCACTCGACCGGGGCATAGCGGCAGTTGAACTTCACGTGGTCGGCGGCGGCGTCCAGGTCATCGAACACCGGGAGCAACTCAAACGCGGCCATTGGACTTCTCCCCGGCCTGGGCGGCGATGGCGCGGTCGCGAGCGGCGCGCAGCGCATCGATTGGCGACGCGAGCGGGTGACCGCTAACGGTGTGCCACTGCGTCCGGCTGGACTTCTTTCCATCCACAATGAACCACAGAATCTGGTACTCGTCGCCGTCGATGCTCTCCCGGCATGTGCACAGGTCGTACTCCCGCTCCTGCATCCAGGCGAGCAGCGCCAGGGCCTCGGCATCCTCTTGGGGCGCGGGCGGGGCGGCAAGGTACTGCGCCAGTCGCTGGTGAGGGCACTGCCCGCTTTCGTATTCCAGCTCCGCTTTGCGGCTGCGATTGATGCACCCGCATGCCTTGCCGCCATCCCGCTCGTACAGCGCGGTCAGGATCTCGCGCGGCAGCGCCACCGCCTCGCCCACGCCCGGCGCAGGGGCGGCGTCACGGGATGCGATATACCTCAGCACTGCTGCAGCCATGCGGCAACTATTCGCGCGATCTGCCCACTCGGACAGGTGTGGCATGTAGCTCGCGAGCCTATGCGCGACCTCGCCAATGCTGCTGGCGAGCCAGTGCAGGTCAACGCCATCGACAGGCGCAGGGGCGGCGGCCTTGGCGGTCAGAGCGGCGTTGATGCGACGCCCAATGTCATCGACCTCGCCATGCGTGAGTGGGCGCTGTAGCGTGGCTGCGGCGCGTAGGTCAGTCAGAAGGGCGTCCACCAGCCCACCCCAGCCAGCGTCGGCGGGCGGCGAGGGGGCGGCCCTATGGGCATGGTCCTCGAAACCGAAGTTCAGCAGCTGACTGATCAGCCGAAGTTCGGTGTCGTAGCTCTCCAGGTCCACAGATGCAAGGACGTTTTCGGCTTCCTGTGGGTGCCCCCATTCGCTGAGGCAGGAGGCCAGAATCTGCTGCGCGCGCTCCACCAACTTCTCTCGTTCGTTGCTCATGTCACTCTCCCTTGAGCGATGCGCGGAGTTCGTCGGCGCACTGTTCGTAGATCGCGGCCTGCTGCGGGATGAGCAGCGGCGCAAGGGATTTCCAGCGGTCCGCCAGCGCTGACAGCTTCAGCAAAAACAGAAATTCATCCTTCGTCACGGCTGCGCTCCTCTAGGGTGTCGAACGCGTGATCCCAGTCGATTCCGGATTCGTCCGGACCATCCGTCGCGTATTCCTCCATCGAGTACAGCGCGCCAGGTGCGTTGATATCAATGAACCAATCGCCTTCTATGGGATCGAACTCTGGCTTGATCTCAAACCACGACCACATCCCATCTTCATCCATCGCCAGCCAGTTAGCCCACTCCGGCGCATCCTTCCAATCAGGCTTGCTCACGGCTGAGGCTCCTTGAGGGCGTAGAGGGGCGTGTTGCCGTTTCCGAACGCGGGGAAAGTGGAGGTTCTATTTCCGTCGCGACTCATGTATGCAACCGGTTCACCGAGGATGAAAGGCAGTGCATGCGCGAGGACGGTCCGTAGGTCGTCGCCGAAGGCGTCATAACCTCCAGTCCAGCCACAGCGCTGCATCTGCTCCACGGCCGCCTCCACCGCTTCGTCTGGGATGTGCATGTCAGCCTCAGAACGGCACGCGGTCATTGAAGTCGTCCTCTGCCGGCTGCTGATGACGCGAGGGCCGCTGACGCTGCTGGGCGCTGTTCTCCTGGCGGTTGTCGTCCTGCACGAACAGCGACGCCTTGCCGTCCCACCAGTTGCCGACAGGAATAGACGTGAACTCCAGGCTGATCCCGCCGTCATCCCACTTCACGGCTCGGCCGATGTTCACCCACTGCTTCTTTTCCTGGCCGTCGCGCGTGGTGTACGGGCGGCCGGCAGCGATGTTGTAGCGCTCTTGGACGGTTGCCATTAGGCGGCACTCCTCATGTTGATAAGTTCGGTTCCGATGGCTTTGATTTCGGCGTCTGCTTCAATGCACGCCTGTTCAAGCTCTTTGATTGCCTTCTCGTCTCGCTGGACGCGCGTGATGGCGAGCTGCAGGCCGGACGGGAAGCGGGGGTCATAGCTGACTGCATCGCACCACTGGCGGCCGGTAACCCAAAGCTGTCCTTGGATCTGCCACCGGTATTCCTTGGCGTGCGAACCGTCCCGTAGCGCCAAGAGATGCTTGTGCTGCGAGGCAGGGCACTTCACCTCGATGAGGCCGTCGTCGCCGATCAGCCCATCCGGCGACACGCCAACAAAGTCCAGGGATGGGTGGGTGACGAATGAAACCTGCTCGACAAGTTCACCTGTCAGCGCCTCGTATGCGCCCCTCGCGAACGGCTCCAGTGCAGTGCCGCGGCGCATTGCGTCGTTCTGGAACGTCTGCTCCGGCTCGCCGGTCAGGCGCTCAAGAGCGACAGCCACAATGAGGTTGGCTCGGCTGGCAGATGGCCCGCTCCGAGTAACGGCCATCAGGTCGGCGAAGCGTGAGCCGGTCAGCTTGCCAGTGCGAAGGGCCAGCCACTCATCGGTGCCCTGGATCATGCGTCCTCCTGCATCTTGTCAGCCGACTGAGCGATCTCTTGGAAGCTCGAAACCCGGTCACGGACAAGGCCGCGGTCGTGCTGGCTGGCCTGCTTCCAGAACTCGCGGAAATGCTCCGTGCCCTTGGCGGCCGCCGCGTTGAATGCGGCGATCGCCGCATCGCGTTCAGGGCTGTCCTCCGGGGTGGCCTGCTGGACCGCCGCTGCGGCAGCCGCCTGGCGCGCAGGCGTCTTCCCGACGATCTCCGCGACCACCTCATCCGGCAGGTCCTCGATGTCCTGGGTGAAGATGTCGGAGGCTGCCGTGGCGGTGATCACCGCATCCACTTGGGCACGCTTCTTGGCCATCTTGAGGATGGTGTTGGCCACGTCGGCGGGGTTGGTGCGGACTTGCTTCTTCTTCTCGACCTTCCCCTGGTACTTGCTGAACTTGACCCGACGCCGGTTCTCGGGCGTCTCGTCGAACTCCTCGTCGCACACCGCTGCGCGCCAGCTGTACTTGTCTTCCGCGCTGCTGCACTCGCCGATGCCGGCGCCGATGAAGTTGCCGTTAGCGGACAGCAGGTTGACGGTCACGCGGTAGGCAATCTCGCCGTGAGCCGACAGATCCTCGACCTCGGGCTTCGCCGCCAGTCGAAAGGTCGCCATCAGCTTCTCGGCGCCAGCCTTGTACAGACTCTTGGACTTGGTGCCAGGAATGGTCCCGTAGTGGGTGCCATCCTTCATCACCTCGGCCATCACGTCCTGCATCAGGTTGACCTGCGCGCGCACATCGGCGGCCGTCAGCGAGCGGGCGCCGTAGGCTTCGACCGCAGGCTGGAAGGGAACAACAGCGTTCATGGGATTCCTCAGTAGCGAATAGAAACGGCAGGAACGGCGCCGGAAGCGATAAGCGTCACGACTCTGCGAGCGATCTCGGAGTCAATGCCTTCTTCGACCAGCGCATCTAGGGCGGCGTTGTTGATGGCCTTGCGGTGCTCTCGGTCAGCAGCGCGGCGTTCCTCCTCCGCGCGGGCACGGGCCTCCTGCGCAAGCCGGTCCTGCTCCCGGCGTTCCGCTTCGGCCCGCGCCCGCTCCTCTGCCTGACGGACAGCTTCGGCACGATCCCGCTCCGCCTGCTCGGCTGCCGCTTTGGCGCGGGCTTCCGCTTCCTGTGCTTCGCGCGCCGCACGCGCTTCTGCCTCAATGCGCGCCTGCTCGGCAGCTTTGGCAGCCTGCTCTGCGGCAGCGACAGCTTCGGCGGCTTCCCGCTTTGCCCGCTCCTCGGCCTCCTGCTGGAGGCGAGCTTCACGCTCGACGCGCAGGCGCTCAGCTTCCTCAGCCTCGCGGCGACGCTGTTCTTCTTCCTCCTGACGGCGGATTGCTTCCTCGCGTTCGCGCAGCTCGGCCTCGCGACGTTCAATCTCGGCCACACGTGCCGCTTCGGCCTCAGCCTTCTCGCGTGCCTCAGCCTCAGCCTTCTCCTGAGCGATCCGGGCCTGCTCCGCTTCCCAGTCGGTCAACGGCTGGCGAACCTCATCTTTCAGGGCGTCCAGCGCATCACGGGCCTTCTTACGCAGGGCATCGACCTCCGAAGACTTCTGCTTCCACTCGGAGACCAGCGACTTGCCAGCGTCGTCCAAAGCGGTCTTGGAACGCGCCACCTTGTAGGCCAGCGATGCGATTTCCTTGCGGCCCTTGTCAGTCGAAACGTCCGGCACGAAGGTCGCCGTCTCCTGGCGGATCCTCGCCAGCAGTTCGTCCAAGTTCTTCGGGGTAAACACCTCTAGGGCATTCACCGTCTCCAGCGGGATCAGGTCAGTCATGACAAGTAATCTCCTGCATTGAATAGGTGCCGGCACAGGCGCCGCCGACTGGCGTGGGATGGGTCGGGCATCTCGGTCGTCACCGAGACCGCACGGGCAGCTTCAGTCGCTGCCAGACCGACCGGGGCGCTCCCCGATCCGGATTCATGCGTTGCCCCGTTGAAGGGGAGGAGAGGGCAGGCGGTGAATCTCCTGCTTGCGGGCCTCATTAGTGGTTGTCCGCCGAACTGCGATCCCTGCGCAGTCACCACCTGCGCATTCCTCTCCGTAGTCGTTACTCTTTATCCGGCGGCCCAGGCGGAAGCATGAAATGAGTTGCTGTCCGCACACAGCACCTACCGCCGTAGACGGGCTCGTAGAACACGTTGGTCTTACTGAGCTTCACCCGCCTGTAGTTCGTGAGGCGCTCCTCGTACTCGCCGCACCACAGGTCAACCGTGCGGCCGTCCTTAGGTGCCTTCGAGATCGGTATCCACTCACTCATCACTTTCTCCTTCCGGCTCCAGCGGCTCCGGCATAGGGATTTCGCCGAACACGCGCTGGAAATCGGGCTCGTCGAACAGGTAGGCGTCGGGGTCGGGGGTCATGGCTTGCACTGCTTAAGGAAGCGGCGCAGGTCTGCCACGCGCATCCGCAGATAGGTGCGGTCTTTCATCTCGCGCAGCTCGAAGCAAAGCTCAATTTCGCCGTCGGCGGTGTCGACCAGTTCGACCTCCACAACCTGCTCCAAGCAGGCGTCATCGTCATATCGGCGCCTGTACTGCACCACCTCTGCGTAGGCGCGAGTTTCCGCGTGAATATTGAGTTTGTCGCTCATGTCTCCTCCTCAGGTTCTGCCAGCGGCTCCGGCATCGGGATGTCGCCGAACACGCGCTGGAAATCGGGTTCGTCGAACAGGTAGGCGTCGGGGTCGGGGGTCATGGGGCCTCGGCTTGGACTGTCAGCTTGTAGCGAAGATTGCTCGGCTCAAAGACAGCGCCCAGCATCCCGTCAGCGATCTGCTTCACGATCGGCGAGTTCTTCTTCTTCAGCTCGGCGGCGATGTAAGCCTTAATTGACTCTTGAAGGTTGGCGGTCTGCTCCTCGATTGCCGCACGTGCCGCCTTCTTGATCGCGTCGCCTATCGCCCAATCGATCCAAGTCCGATTGTTGCCGTAGGTAGAGGGCTTGCCTTCGTGATCGACCCTCATCGTTAGAATCGATGCGACGGCCTGGCGCAGGATCTCGCCGGACGGCCCCATGGCGCCCGCGACTGCGGCCGCGATGTTGGCCTGCACGATCGGCTCGATGATGTCCTTGGGAATTGAAAGGGTTGGCTGATTCATGGTCATTCCTTGGAGTAATTGGCCGGGCACTCCCAGCCGCAGGTGTAGATTTCGTGGAGCCGCATCGGCACGGCGTAGCAGGCCAGTGCGATCACGGCGATTGAGGCGATGCGGGTTGCGCGGCGGAGGGATCGGTCAGACACAGATCACCCCCGCGATGAAGCCCAGCACCGCGCCGAACAGCAGGGCCATTCGCACTTCGCGCTCCTGCGCGCGCAGGTACGATTCGATGTCGTCGTTTTTCATGGGGCGGCTCCGACGCGGGCGAGGGCGGCACGCAGGCGCAGTTGCTTCGCCTTGCCCATATCGTTGGATGGCGAACGGCGGTTGATCTGGATGCGCGCTACGTCGCCGGCTGCCTCGATCAGCTCGGCCACGGCGGCGCGGGCTTCATCGGCGCGGCCGAGATAGGCGTACCAGTCGCGCATGTCCACAAACCCAGCATTCGGGTTCTTGGCGGACTGCTTTACCCCCAACTCCGTGCGCGGATCCAGCACAGCCAGCACAGCGACAGGCGCGGTCATGGCTGCTTCTCCAGCGCAGCCAGCGGGGCACCTTGTGTCGCCGCCAACGCCTCGACGCAGCGGGCCTTCCATGCATCCAGCGCGACCTGGGTCAGCGGAGTGCATTCGCTGTGGCAAGCCGGCTGAATCGGACAGGTACTGCAGGCGCGGTAGCCGCCGCAGGCGTCCCGATGGGTGCTGCAAAAGTGCCCCACAGCATCGAAAGACAGGGCGCTCATGCCGCACGCTCCATCCGCGCCTCAGCGGCATCGGTTGCAATGCGCTCCTCTTCCTCGCGGAGGGAGGCTTCGGCCATCTTCGAAAGCTCGCCGTCGATCGCGCGGGCCTGGACCTTCGCCAATCCCTCCAGCGCCCGAGTGACGCCAGGAGTGAGGCCAAGGTGATGCAGCGCGTACAGCGCGAGCGAAACCTGGGTGTAGTAGTCGCCGCTTAGCGTGCCGGAGACCCAGCTCTCGGCTTCCCGGATCTTCTTCGTGTCCTTGCGGAACTCGGCAGCACGGGCATCGATCCGCTCCTGCCAATCCTCGGCAGCCTCGACGCGCTCCAGATGCGCATCGATCTCGTGTTCGATTGCTTTGAGGGCCATCTCACACCCCCCACAGCAGGTAGACCAGCAGGACGCCGGCGCCCACAACAGCCCCGGAGCAGAAGATCACCGCAGCCGCAGCCCACTCGGCGCGGGAGGTGCGGATATCGGATCGGATGGTCATGGCTCAGGCCTCCTCGAACGCGGCGCGAACCATGGAGTTGAACCGCTCGCGTTGGGCGTCCCTGGCGGCGGCCCAGGCGACGGCCCCGGCGGCATCCCTGGCGGCGGCCCCGGCGGCGTCCCAGGGGGCGTCCCAGGCGGCGTCCCAGGCGGCGGCCCTGGCGGCGGCCCCGGCGGCATCCCTGGCGGCGGCCCCGGCGGCGTCCCTGGCGGCGGCCCCGGCGGCGTCCCAGGCGGCATCCCTGGCGGCGGCCCCGGCGGCGTCCCTGGCGGCGACCCCGGCGGCGTCCCAGGCGGCGTCCCAGGCGGCGGCCCTGGCGGCGGCCCAGGCGGCGGCCCAGGCGACGGCCCCGGCGGCATCCCTGGCGGCGGCCCCGGCGGCGTCCCAGGCGGCGGCCACGGCGGCATCCCTGGCGGCATCCCTGGCGGCGGCCCAGGCGGCGGCCCAGGCGGCGGCCCCGGCGGCGTCCCAGGCGGCGGCCTTGAGTGATTCATCACCGGTCGTCAGGAACTGCCGGACAACCTCGGGCGCATCCCACAGCTCGATGACTTGCAGGGCAGACCAGCGGGCAAACTCGCGGAGCAGCGGTTCGGCATCGATGCGCTTGAGGATCCGGCGGCGCGCAGAAACGCCCTTGTCGTCGCCGATCTTGGTCTCGCCGTCATACTCGACCAGGCACAGCGTGTTGCCCGGAGCGTACTGCAGGGCATCGAAAGGGTCAGCGGACCAGTGCAGCCCGCAGGCGCACAGCTCAACCTTGCCCTCGTGTTCCAGCCATTCGCCGTCAGCCGGAACCGGCCGGCCGTCGCGCAGTGTGTCGCTGACGAAGTGGTAGGCGAGCTTTGGCTTCGTCTCACTTGCAGTGCGGATGTCCATGTTCCCGTCCGATAGGCCCTGGTGGGCTGACGGGAGTCAGTAAATCATCGGTTCCTACTGAAGTCAACGATAAGTTACCTCATCAGCGATAGATTCTCCCAATCGACCCAGGCCGGGCGATAGGCGGCATCGTTAAGATCAAGACAGTGGAACTTCAAACACGCCGGCGCGATGATGTGGTTCTAACCAAGGGGATGAAATGAACCTACCTAGCAGCCAAGGCCGGCAATCGTTCGAGCAAATCAAGCACTTAAGCGAGCAGGGGGTTGAGTTCTGGTTTGCCAGAGAGCTAGCTGGCGTTCTTGAGTACGTCACGTACCGAGACTTCGTGGCGGTGGTAGAGCGCGCGAAGATTGCCTGCAAGAACAGCGGGTTATCGCCGTCAGACCATTTTGAGGACGTGCGCAAGATGGTCCCCATCGGGTCCGGGGCTGAGCGCGAGGTCGGAGATGTCCGGCTGACACGATATGCGTGCTATCTAATCGTTCAGAATGCTGACCCCTCGAAGGACACCATTGCCTCTGGGCAGACCTACTTTGCGGTTCAGGCCCGCCGGCAGGAAATTTCAGACGAGAGTCGGTTTGAGGAGCTGACTGAGGCTGATAGGCGTCTTATGCTTCGCGCCGAGTTGAGCCATCACAACAAAGGTCTCGTAGCGGCAGCGAAGAAAGCAGGCGTTGAGACAGGGCTAGACTATGCCATCTTCCAAGATCACGGTTACAAGGGCCTGTACGGAGGGATGACCGCGAAGGACATCCATCGCGCAAAGGGGCTGAAACCAAGTCACAAGATCCTGGACCACATGGGCAGCACAGAACTGGCTGCCAATCTGTTCCGCGCGACGCAAGCCGAAGAGAAGATCAAGCGCGACAAGATCAGCGGCAAGATTCAAGCGAACAATGCCCACTTCGAAGTCGGCAGGAAGGTCCGAAAAACCATCCAGGACCTTGGTGGCACCATGCCGGAGCACTTGCCATCCCCGGAGAAGAGTATTCCTCAGCTTGAGCGCGAGAAGGCTAAGCGACTCAAGAAGGACGATTGAAGCTAACCCCGCTCCGGCGGGGTTTTTGGTGGCTAGGGGCTAGCGCATCAGGACTTCGTTACCGTCGCCATCTTGGATCCGCTCTAGCCTGCAAGAATGGGTCTTGGCATCTTTCCCGTAGATAGTTGCCGTTGCAGTAGCTCCAGTCGGCACCTTCGTCGGGCTGAAGTAAGAATCGCCCGATGATAGTCGCGCACCTGACTTGTCCCTAAAGCTCACGTAGGCCTTTGCAAAAGGGATGGCTGCGCCCGTATTGGAGATGGTCACGCGCGCCATGCTGACCACGCCCGCGGATGCCTCGCAGTCAACGCCAAGCACGTTTACAGAGTACGTCGGCTCAATCGTCGCCTCGGAATGAGCCGCGGCTTGGCTCTCGCTGCCTACCGATGAAGCTGGGGGGTTTGCCGTGAAGTACACCGCTCCCACCACTAACGCACCTATGAGCAGCCAGAACCCTGGCGATGTTGCTTTGGCTTCCATTCGATTCCCCTAGTTGAAGCGATCGATCCTGCTCCGAAGGTACACCTTGCCGCCAATGATTGTTTCGGGCGGCATCAATCCACCCAGCCCGCGATCCAGCGGACTCGTCCAACGACCGTGATAGGGGCCTTTGCGGAATCCATTCGCTTGGGCTTCTTCCAGTTGTGATCCCCGGCTGGATTGTCGCTACGAAAGTAGACGGTGCCGTCAAGCACTTCAGCGCGTTTGACGTAGTACTCGGCATTGGCCGCACCGTGAAGCTGGATCAGGTATAGACCACCATCCACCACGCGCGTATCCGAAGTGTCAAACAGGATCGCATCGCCGTCCTTGATCGTTGGCTCCATCGAATCGCCCTTGCCGTAGTAGATGGCAAGGTTTCTGGCCTGAAGGCCTTGGCGTCTCAGGCTGGTCGCCTTGAATTTGAGACTGTGAGTCTCGGCATACTCTTCAGCTTCGGCGCCAGAACCGAGGCCGGCAGCCTGGCCGTAACCAATCACATCCTGCCAGTCGCTTTCCTTGGCGAGCGGGTCTGCTGAGTCCACTTTGGGGCCGTTCCCAGTGGTGATCCACTCCATCCTGACCCTGAATCGCCGCGCCCAAGCCTCGATCATCTTTGGATTGGGATCCTTGTTGATCCCCTTCTCCAGCCGGCCGACGTACTGCTTTGTAGTCCCGGCAATGACCGCGAATTGCTCCTGGGTCATCTCTGCCCCGGTCCTGAGTTCTTTAATTCGGTCGCCAATCATGTAACCAATTGTTCCCAAATGGCGTAACTCATGGTTGACTTTGCCTGGGAACCTATAGTTTACTCGCGCCATGAACCCGACCATCGCCTCAGCCATGCGCCTGTTGGACCTCAAGACCAAGGCGGCATTGGCACGACACCTCGGCTTGCCACGCCAGTCCATGACGGGCCGCAAGGAAAGCGACAGGCTCCCCGATGCCTGGTGCTGGAGGCTGGCCCAGAAGAATCCCGACATCTTCGGCCCCGCCCCGGCCCCGAAGGGGGAGGCTGCCTGAGATGGCCCTAGGTGCTACTCGTCGTCGGGTCTTTCGCCAGGCTTTGGCTTCGTCTTGGCTGCAGCCGAATCGGGGAAGTAGCTCTGCCAGACAGGCAGTAGCGTCTGGAACGCTGCATTCAGGTCCGAAAGAAAAGGCTCCGGACTCGACATCGCATCGCGGGTCGTCAGGCTCAGGCAATGCGCCCATGACTCCCGGAAAGCCTCCGGGTTCGGGTGTGACTCCATGAGCGCCCTGACTGCCGCAAGCGTTAGCAGCTGCTGCGCAGCAGTGATCGCTTCCTGCGAGGGCTTCTCGAACTCTTCCATGCCGGTCTCCGTAGGTGAGGGTGGGTCGCACCCCCAATCCTACGGCCAGACCGGCGCCTATGCGGGCCACTCAGCGCCCAACCCTTCGGTAGCAGCACACGCCGTCGATCCATCTGATCGCGTACCAGCAGCCGCAGAGCCGCACGAGCGTCACGACGTTCGCGGGCGTTTCAAACCGTAAGCAATCCATGTGGCTGGGTCTCCGAAAGGTGCCCGGCCATCTTCTGGCCCACCCCTGATAACCGTTGATAACGATCCGGATCGGCGATTCCCATGCAGCAGCTCACCCTCAGCTTTGAAGCCGGCTTGTCCCAGCGATACCGCGACATGCGGGAGTGCTTTGCCGCCTGCGTGTACCAGCGTGGCTTGGGGCGGGTAGCCGCGGCGATCGACGTGGCGCCGTCCAACCTGTCGGCAATGCTCAGCGGCGAGCGCAACCTGGACCCGAGCCTGGTCGAGAAGTACATGGCAGAGTTCAAGGACACCACGCCGGCGCAGTACTGGGCCGCCAGGTGGCTGCAAGACGCCAACACCCGTCAGCAACAGGCGCTCGCCCAGCTGCCAAACCTCGTTGACCAGTTGAACCGCCTGATGGCGGTAGCGGGGCAGGCCGCGTGAAGCCCGGACAAGCCGAGCAGTGCGTCAAGGAGCTTGAGGCGCTTCACGCCAAGCGGAAGCCCCACCCGTGGCGCCAGCACAGCCCCTGCGCCTTCAAGTCCGATTACGCCCGCAACGAGAAGACCGTGCCGGCGCATGCCCGGCCGGTGAGGAAGGACCGATGAAGCCCGGCCAGGCCGACCACTGCCGCAAGGCCCTAGAGGCGCTGTACGCACCCCCGCTGAGCGATGCGGAGCGCGCCGAGTACGACCGGCTGCGTGCCGATGAAATGCACCGGGCTGAGGCGCGTCGTGCGCCGTCGCCCCAACTGGAAATAGGGGAAGACGATGAGTGAACAAGATAGCTGGAGCTGGTCGAAGGACAGTTCGGACGTGGTGTTCCCGTCCATGCAAGGCGTTGCCGTCTATCGAAACGAGGCTGGCAGCGTGGTGATCCGCCAGCAGGCAGGACCCTTGGATGACGAAGACAGCTTCATCGTTGTCCCGGCGGCCAAAGTGAGTGCGCTGATCGTCGCGCTTCAGACCGAGGCGCTGGAGGACTGAAATGAGTGACGCACGCATCTCCACCGGCCTGCCGGGCCACCCCAAGACTAAGAAGCTGGCCCGCCGCCTTGGCCCTGCCGGCCCGCTTGGCTGCATCTACCTGTTCCTCTGGGCGGCATCGAACCGGAGCGATGGCGACCTGGCCGGGCTGACCGACGAGGACATTGAGCTGGCCGTGGACTGGACCGGCGAGGAAGGCGCATTCGTGGCCGCGATGGTCGCAGTCGGCTTCCTGGATGGCGAAGAGAATGCCCGGACGATCCACGATTGGGCCGAGCACAACCCGTGGGCGGCTGGCGCTGAGGCGCGTTCGGAGAAGTCCCGGTGGGCTGCGCTGTGCAAGCAGCACGGACGCAAAGAGGCTGCCCGGATGATGCCCGACTATGCCAAGCGCATCGGTATTGAGTGCGCCGGGCAAGCCACTGAGCTGCCAGAAAGTGCCAGTGGCGCCCCGGTAGCAGTGCCAGAAAGTGCCAGTGGCACACGGCTGGCAGGTTTTGGGAGTGCCCCGTCTCCGTCTCCGTCTCCGTCTCCGTCTCCGTCTCCGTCTCCGTCTCCGTCTCCGTCTCCGTCTCCGTCTCCGTCTCCGTCTCCAGAAGCACAAGCAGGAGCGGCCTCCCTCCGGTCGGACTCGCCCGCGGCCGGCGAGCGATCACCCACAGGCAGCCGGCTGCCGACCGACTGGCACCCCGACGAACACCTCGCTGCGTGGACACGGCAGGCAGCCCCTGGCGTCAATTTCAGCCGCGAGCTGGAGAAGTTCCGGGACTTCTGGGCAGCCAAGGCCGGGAAGGACGGGCGCAAGTCCGACTGGCCGGCGACGTGGCGGAACTGGATTCGGCGGGCGGCCGAGTCGAACCCGCCGAACGTCGTGCCCATGGCTGAGCGCCCCGGCGGCGGCAGGAGGGCGCTGTGATGGACACGCCCGTCTACGCCGAGGAAGCGGTCCTGCAGGGCGTCATGGCCCGCAACGAGGCGCTGCACGACGTGCTGACGCTCGTGTCGGCCGAGCAGTTCACCAGCCCGTTCCGCCAGCGCCTGTGGTCGGCGATCCGGGACGCGGTGTTGGCCGGTGAGCCTGCGGACGCGGTGACCCTGTGCGACGCGCTGCCGAACGACGGCATCGAGATCATGGAGATGGCGGCCTCGGCGATCACCGGCAGCTCGGTGGTGGCCTACGCGGAGATCGTCCGGGAGAACTGGCGGATGCGCGAGGCGGCTGGCATCGGCCAGCGCCTGCTGATGGGCGCCCGTGGTCGTGACCCGGAGTCGGTCAACGAGGCCATCTCCGCACTGCTGGCGCTCAACGCCGAGGTGACCGAACACGAATTCACAGGCAAGCAGATCCTCAACATGGCCTACCAGATCACGGACCAGGCCTACCGCAACGGCGGGAAGCTGCCGGGCATCACGACCGGCATGAACGCTCTGGACGAGATCCTGGGCGGCTTCCACGACTCCGACCTGACGCTGATCGGCGCGCGCCCTGCGATGGGCAAGACGGCCCTGATGCTCTGCCTTGCCGAGGCTGCGGCTATTGCCGGCAAGCGAGTGGGAATTGTCAGCGCCGAGCAGCCGGCGGCTCAAATCGGATTGCGGCGTGCGGCCCTGGCGTCTCGCGTGTCGGCTACCTCGATGCGCTCGGGCAATGTGCAGACCGAGGACTGGTCGAAGCTCACCGCTGGCATCGGCAGTGCGCGCGATCGGGCCATGTGGATCTACGACCGGTCGGCGGTGACGCTGGACGAGCTGGTCGGCGTGGCGCGCAAGTGGAAGCACACGCATGGCGTCGAAATCCTGTTCGTGGACTACGCCCAGCGCATCACGGTGCCGCGCGCGGACCGCATCACTGAGGTCTCGCTGGTGGCCCGCGGCCTGAAGAACCTCGCCCGTGACCTGCAGATCCCGCTGGTGTCGCTGGCCCAGGTGGTGAAGGGCGTGGACACGCGCACTGACAAGCGTCCCACGGCCGGCGACTTGGCCAACTCCGACGAGCTGACCCGCGAGGCCGACCAGATCCTGATGCTCTACCGGGACGAGGTCTACAACCGCGAATCTCAGGACCAGGGCCTCGCCGAGATCCTGATCGAAAAGAACCGCCACGGCCCGACTGGCTACAAGAAGGTCCGCTTCGTGGCCGAGACGATGTCGTTCGAAGACCTCCACCGCGACAACTACATGGAGGCGGCGGCATGACCTGGGCCCGCCGAACCGCCGACACGCTGGAGAGCCCGCCTTGGTCCATCCGCAAGGGCTGGTTCATCGACGGGACGTGCTACCGGCTGTTCCGTACCAACCGACTAATCGCGATCTGCCCCACCGCAGAGAGCGCCATGCAACGTGCTGAGAGGGGGATGTGATGAAGAACGGAGATATGCCGGCGAACCCAGTTGATGGCGTGAAGGTAATCGGCCTCGGCATGAAAGGTGAGCATATTGAAATTCAGCTGGGCTTAGGCCTGTCCAAGCGCGAGCTGTTCGCGGCGATGGCGATGCAGGGCTATTGCTCTGTACACGAGGGGTGGGACCAGCCAACCCATGAGGTGGCTCGGTGCTCGGTCGCAATTGCTGACGCGCTCCTCGCCGAGCTGGAGAAGTCCCGATGAGCGAGAAGTCAGGAGGAATCACGACGCTGGAAGAGCACATCGCCTTGAGGGCTGCCGTCAGTGGATCGCTGCGCGCCTACGCCAACTCACTGGGTATCGATGTTGGATACCTAAGCAGGCTTGCAAGTGGCGAGAAGGACAACCCAAGCGAAGAGGTGCTGGAAAAGTTAGGACTTCGGAAGATCGTGGTCTACACCGCCATTAATGCGGATGCCGTGCCGACTCCACTCACTCTCAGGACAAAAAGCGCATGAGCCAGTGGCAGCCAATCGAGACCTGCCCGCGCGTGGCCGAGCCTACCGGCTGGCCGGTGCTCCTATACAACCCTTCCCTTGCGGCTGATGACGAGTTTCCTGGCCATGCGGTGGTCGTTAGCAACGCGGTTTACGCCGGGAATGGCAACGCCGCGCGAGATGGCTACACGCTATGGATGCCAGTGCCGCTAGTGGCAGAGCCGGCCCAGCCCGAGATCCAGAAGGGCAACGAGGATTTGATTGAGCCCGATGACGGCAGCTGCCCGAACTGCCTCGGGCGTGGCTGGGTTGAACCTGCGGCCGCGCCCGGCATGTTCGTCAACTGCCCTGCCTGTATGGGGACGGGGAGGGTGGGCGCGTGAGCAAGCACATCCTCAACAGCGAAGTCAGCCTCCAGTCCTTCATCGGCGGCGTGCGTGAGCTGTGGCACTCGCGCCGGTATCTGGAAGTCAACGTCAAGGAAGGGAAGGGTAGGAGCGTCGAGCAGAATGCAGTGCTGCATGGCTGGTTCGGACAGGTGGCGCGGGAGCTGCGGCAGGACGATCCGCGAGGCGTGAAGCGCTTCTGCAAGCTGCACTTCGGCGTGCCAATCCTGCGTGCCGAGGATGAAGACTTCCGGGCCGCCTACGACCGCGTGATCAAGCCGATGGTCTACGAAGACAAGCTCGTAGCGATGGACATCCTGCCGGTCACGTCCGTGATGACCACCCTCCAGCTTGATCGGTGCATGACCGACATCCAGGACCACTTCCGCAAGCAAGGGGTGGAGTTGCTCTACCCGAAAGAGCGGGAGGCTGCATGATCAGAGATCTTTTGAAGCTCCCGAAACTCCGCAGCGAGCCTTATCTAGAGTGGGTCCGCTCGCTCCCGTGCTGCGGCTGCGGAATCACGGGTCGCAACCACGCGCACCACAGCGTTGCTGACCGCCACGGCAGCAGCAAGCACAGTGACTTGGCTGCGATGTCGCTGTGCCCTGCGTGTCACGCCTGCTTGCACGCTGGTTGGCCGGATTGGGAGGACGAGTACGGCGCTCAGTGGCTGCACGTCTTCCGCACGCTGGACCGCGCTGTGTCCGTGGGCGTGCTGGTGGTCGACGCCAAGGTTGCTAGGGAGCTGGCATGACCAACCTCAACACCCTGTTCGCCGTCTTAGAGGAGCTTCCGCCCGGCAAGTTCACGACCGGCGATTACGTGCGCATGCGCCGTCGGCTGTTTGGGCGAAGCGCTGACGTTGGGACGCCTGCGCGCGAGCTGGATCGGGCTGTGGCAGAGGGCTATCTGTCCGTGGACGGTGGCGTGTACGAGGAAAGGAGGACTGCGGCATGAGCGGGACTCGCATCCTTGCCATCGATCCCGGGACGACCGAGAGCGGCTGGTGCTTGCTCCAGGGCGGCCGAGTACTGGCATCTGGAGTCTCAGACAATCGGGATGTGCTGGCTAACGTGAACGAGCACGGCGCGGACGTGCTGGCAATCGAGATGATCGCCAGCTACGGCATGGCCGTCGGTCGGGAGGTCTTCGATACCTGCGTGTGGATCGGCAGGTATCAGCAGGTATGGCGCTCGCCCGAGTCCGTCCGGCTGGTCTACCGGCGCGACGTGAAACTGCACCTGTGCGGTAACGCCAAGGCCAAGGATCCGAACATCCGGCAGGCGCTGATCGACCTCCTGGGGCCGGCCGGGACGAAGAAGTCGCCAGGCCCGACTCATGGCGTTCGCTCCCATGCTTGGGCCGCGCTGGGGGTGGCGGTGACTGTGGCGGGGATCACCCCGGAGGGTGTCAGAAATGCCGCTTGAGACCTGGCCGAGAGAAAGCCTTTACGAGGCCCGGCCCGGCGCCATCGAGGTCGAGGGCGGGCTGCTGTGGTGTGACTTGGACTTGGCGCTTGCGTGCGCTGAGCGCATGCGGCGGAGCGGGCACGCTATGTCGGTTTGGACATACCCGGGGCGCCAGGGTGTATTCGTCGAAATTGAGGGGATGAGAAATGGCTGAGATCGAGAACACCGCAACGCCGTTCCGTCAGTACTACTCCCCGCGGCCGCTGCTGACGGTGGACCCGGATGACCTGCTTGGAGCCGCTGAAGCTGTCCAGGGCCGGCTCAAGCGGCTGTACAACGACCGCCGCTGCGGCGCGTGGCTGTTCGTCGCCATCGACACCCTGGAGGCCTGGGTGATCTCAGAGACCCACACGTCCATGCCCTCAATCGAGCGCGACCTGGCGCGGGGGGTGTGGGGTCAGAGGCTGGTCGGGCACTACCGCCGGGACGAGGACAAGGGCATCTACCCGAGGCCCGAGGCCATAGCGGAGGCCATCGCAGCCCATCTGGAGCTGCCGTTCGCCACAGCTGCCGCCCGGCGGGACATCACGGCCGACACGATCCTGCAGGCCCTGGCTGAGCAGGCACGAGTCCCCGCCGATGAGCTGGCCCAGTACCCGGCGCTCTGCCAGATAGCCCAGGCTATCGCGGCCTCACTCCGGGGCAGGGTGCTATTGCCGTTGACGCCGCCGTCCGAACAGGCAGCGTGAGGCAATGGATAGCCGTCTTCATGAAGCCGCCAAGCACTTGGCCCGGGAGTTCTCCTTGAGCCGGGCCGAGGCGCAGCGCGACCTCACGCCCATGGTGCTGGAGGGGCTGGTAGCTCACGGACTGGCGTTCGAGCGAAATGACCGGGTGGCACTGACGGCGCTCGGCGGCCGCGTTCTGGCTGAAGGAACCGCGCGGCAATCCATGAGTACAGCGCCAGCCTTGGGCGCCAATACGAGGACGACAAGCGCATGAGTGTCGACGAACCTGCGCAGCCCGAGAGCGGTTTGCCACGTCGTGGCGGCTTGGCCGGTTGCAGCCGGCTGGGTGACGACCTTTGCCGTGGGATCGGGCAATTCTTTCGGGGCGGGAAGTGAGGCCCAGGCCGCCGGCTCATCTCCTAGAGGTTGAGATGGAGAGTGCGTGGGCGCGCTTCCTGCCGTCTGAGGAGGTGTGGGCCTGGGTCTGTGAGCACATCCTCTCGGAAGACGGCTCGTTGACCAACCCGGATCACTACCACCTCCAGGATGCGTCGATCGGAATCCTTTGGGCTGAGTCCGCGTTCACGAAGCAGGGCCGGACTGTGGTAGGTCAGGCAGAGCAAGTGATGTTCATGGCCGGAGGCTGGAAGCGGGGGAGGATGGAGCGGCAGATGGTGGACTGGTTCGGCAGAGTTCCTGATTTCATCATCACTCTTGCTGCCGACTACTGCAGCCGGTGCTCAGACGCTGAGTTCTGCGCCTTGATCGAGCATGAGCTGTACCACATCGCCCAAGCAAAGGATCAGTTCGGGGCGCCTAGGTTTGGTAGGGATGGCCTGCCTGTGCTGGAGATCCGGGGACACGACGTTGAGGAGTTCGTAGGCGTGGTCCGCAGGTACGGCCCAAGTGTGGAAGTCCAGCGCATGGCCGAAGCCGCCGCCAGTGGGCCTGAGGTGGCTAGGGCTGATGTGGCCCATGCTTGTGGGACATGCCTCCAACGGGCGGCCTGATCTTCGACCCTTTATGACAGGTGAGCCGCAATGGCCGCATTGAGTTCAGAAACCAAAGCCTTCATTGTCCAGTCGCTGGCGTGCTTCGATACACCATCACAGGTGGTCGAGGCCGTCAAAGGACATTTTGGGGTCGAGATCACCCGCCAGCAGGCAGAAAGCCACGACCCGACCAAGTTCGCGGGGAGAGACCTGGGGGGGAAGTGGGTTGCCCTTTTCCACGAGTCCAGAGCGCGTTTCAAGGAGGAGACGGTCAACATCCCGATCGCGAATCGGGCGTATCGCTTGCGCGCGCTTGACCGTATGGCCGTCAAGGCTGAGGGAATGAGGAACATGGCCTTGGCCGCCCAATTGCTGGAACAGGCGGCGAAGGAGACCGGCGGCGCCTACACGAACCGGCGCGAGATTGAGCACTCAGGGGGCTTGGACGTACGTAGGGCGGTCGAACTCAGTGAAGCCGAGTTGCTGGCCATTGCTGCGGGCAAGGCCGATGGCTGACGGGAGGGCCAAGATCACCCCTCGTGCGGCGGCGGCTGAGGTGATTCGCCGTCGCCGCGCTAGGGAATCCCTGAAGGCCTTCGCTCTTGCTATTCCGATTCCTGGCGCTCCGGTCGACGATGACCTGCACAGCTGGGTGTGCGAGCCGGCAGAGCGCCTGCCTCTGGCTAAGCACCACGAGCTGCTGCTGGATAAGGTGGAGGAATGCCTGCGCAAGCCTATGGGCCGGCTGATGGTGTTCATGCCGCCGGGCTCGGCCAAGTCCACCTATGCCGGCGTTGTGGCGCCGCCTTGGGCGATGGGCAAGTGGCCAGGGTTCAAGGTGATCAGCACTAGCTATGCCGCCAAGCCGGCCTACCGGTCCTCGAAGCGCTGCCGGGCGATCTGCTCCAGCCCGGAGTATTCCTCAATCTGGGAGAAGCCCACCGGCCTGCGGGACGGTAGTACGGCGGTAGACGAGTGGGAGCTGACCAACGATTCCGGGCTATTGGCCGCCGGCATCCTGGGTGGCGTCACCTCGGCCCGTGCCGACGCCCTCATCATCGATGACCCTGTGGCTGGGCGCGCCGAGGCTGACAGCCCGACGATCCAGGCCAGCACGCGCGCGGCCTATGACGACGACCTGCTGACCCGCCTGAAGCCGGGCGCATCGATCATCCTGATTCAGACCCGCTGGCACCCAGAGGATCTGGCGGGCTCGATCCTGCCCGAGAAGTGGGACGGCGAATCTGGGCCGATCCAGTGCCGAGATGGGCAGGAATGGGAGGTGCTGTGCATCCCGGCCCAGGCAGACCGCACTGACGACCCCTTGGGTCGTCCTATCGGCGGATACCTCTGGCCTGAGTGGTTTTCACCCGAGCACTGGGCTCAGTACAAGTCCAAGGGCCGGACCTGGGCGAGCCTGTATCAGGGGCGGCCAAAGGCCGAATCGGGCAACCAGTTCGATCTGTCTGACTTCGACGACCTCTGGTACGACCCCGAGGAACTGCCGCCGAGCCTGAAGAAATACGGCGCCAGCGACTTCGCGGTGACCGAGAGTGATCTGGAGAAGAAGTCAGAGCCTGACTACACCGAGCACGGCGTGGTGGGCCTGGACAACGGCGCGTCCCATCCGGATGGCCTCAGCGTGCTATGGATCGTGGATTGGTGGGCTGGGCAGGTCGAATTGGATAAGAGCGTCGCGGCCCAGCTATCCCTCATCAAGCAGCACAAGCCGCTGTGGTGGTTCGGCGAGAAGGGCGGGCAAGAGAACTCGGTGAACCCGGTGAGACGCCTCCTGCAGAAGGAAGACAACATGTTCGCCAACTACGAGTACCTGCCGCATATCGGCGACAAGGTGGCCAAAGTCCAGGCCTTCCGGGCGCTGGTGAAGGAGGGGCGCGTACGTTTCCCGCGAGGGAATCCGCTGGTGAAACGGCTGGTGGACCTGCTCGTCAACTTCCCGCGCACCAGGTTTGACGATGGCGTCGACGTGTGTGGATTGCTGGGGCGTGGCATCGCCGACATGGTGCCGGCCGAGAAGCCGGCTGTGGCAAAACGGCCAGCACCCAAGCCCTTCACCCGCCAGTGGTTCAACGAGGTTGACCGCCTCAACAGCCCAGACCCCGAGGCGAACGCGCGCTATTACCGTTGACGCGATCTAGCGGCCTCGCAGGCTGCTGGAATGACTGACCCGACCGCACCGGTAGACCAGACGCCGGCACCGCCGCCTGCTCAGCCTGATCCCATGAGGATGCAGGCGCGCGAAGAAGCTGACGTTAAACGCTGGCTGGAGCGGTACGAGGCGGTTGGCACGTTCGACGAGGACGCCCGTAAGCAGTACGCCAAGGATCGCCGCTACGCGCGAGGCGACTCGGGCTTCGAGGTCGACGCCAACCTGATCGGCACGAATATCGACATCCTGGAGGCGCACCTGTACGCCCGGGATCCGGATTTCGATGTCGTGCCCGGTCGGGCCATGCGGCCGCCGGATGCGATTGCCCTGCGTGACGCGCTCGAGGACCAGCTCCAGGGGAGTCCGGATGCGATCCAGGCCGGCGCTCAGGCCGCAGCTCAGGCGGTTGCAATGGGCGCGCCGCCAGATCAGGCCATGATCGCCGGTCAGGCCGCCCAGCAGGCCTACGTCCAGCAGCAGATCAGCCAGCAGCTGACCTACATGCGCAAGTCGTACATGCGCCGGCAGCGGGACATCAAGGCGTTCGCGGAGTCGCTGGAGATCGTCGGCGAGCGCATGTGGGAGGACGCCCAGCTCAAGCGCCGCGGCCGCCCTCTGGTGCGTTCCGGCCTGACAGTCGGGCTTGGTGTCATCAAGGCCAGTTGGCAGGAGCGTACTGCCCCGAGCCCTGAGACGCAGAAGCAGATCAACGACCTTCAGGAGAACCTGGCCCGCGCCAAGGCGCTGCAGCAGCAGCTGATCGATGGGTCGGCGGGATTGGTCACCCGGGCCTGGGACTTCGCCAAGGGCGTGATCGGCGATGACCAGGAAGCCACGGTCGCCGAGCTGGAACGTCAGCTCCAGGCGATCCGGTCCCAGGCTGATCCCGTTGTGGCGCGTGGCTTCGTTGTCGACAACGTGCAACCGGAGAACTTCCGTGTCGCGCTGGGCTTCACGGTTGCCAACCATCTGGACGCTCCGTGGTGCGGAGACCACTTCTACCTGGACTTCGATGCGGCGCTGGCGGCTTTTGGCCCCCGTCTGGCGCAGTTCGACAGCGAGGGGAGGGCAGAGCGCGTTCTCGGCCAGGCCACGAGCTACACCCCGCGAAAGCCGGTGATGGTGCAGACCGATTCCGGCTCGCTGACCAACCCGGATGCCACTGAGGCTGATGCTTTCGAGAAGGGAAGCACGGCCAAGACGGCTAAATTCGTCCGAGTCATCGAGATTTGGGACGCCACCAGCAGCACGGTCCTGACCGCCATTGAGGGCCTGAGGTTCTGGGCCAAGGACCCATGGACGCCCGTCAGCACGACCAGGTTTTACCCCTACTTCGTCTTCACCACCAGCGAGGTCGACGGTCAGCGTCACCCGCAATCGCTCGTCACACGCACCATGAAACTGGTGGACGAGTACAACCGCATCGGCTCGGCTGAAGCGGAGCACCGTCGCCGTATCCGGCCCAAGATGATGTTCGCGGCTGGACAGCTGGCAGAGCCAACGGTCACGAAGCTGGCCAAGGGCGTGACGCAGGAGATGGTGGCCGTCGAGGTCACCAATCCACAGGCACCTCTGTCCAACCTGTTCTACCCGGTCCCCTACGCTCAGATCGACCCGGCGCTGTACGACCGGCAGCGGATCATCAATGAAATCGAGCGCATCTGGGGCGTGCAGGAGGCCTTGGCCGGCGCTGCGACGCAGGGCAAGACTGCCACCGAAGCCGACATCCAACAGCAAGGATTCCAAGCGCGTACCGGCGCCCGCCGCGATCAGCTGGAAAGCATGCTGTCGGACCTGGCGCGCTACACCTGCGAGGTGTGCTGGGCCTATCTGACCGTCGAGGACGTGCAGGCCATCGTGGGTCCGAACGCGTTCTGGCCGCCGTACACCAAGCCCGGCGACCTGGGCCAGTTCGTGACTGTGAGCATCCGTGCCGGCTCGTCTGGCAAGCCCAACACCGCGCTGGAGCGTCAGGCGTGGTCCACGCTCCTACCAATGCTCCAGCAGGGCATTGCCCAGATCGGACAGTTGCGCCAGGCCTCGCCGGCCAGCATCGCTGACTCGCTTGAGCAGCTGCTCAGGATCACTGCTGAGCGCAGCGGCGAGCGCTTCGACATTGACCAGCTCATTCCGCAGGGCGATAGCGACCCATCTGCGCCTCCGGCTATGGGCATGCAGCCGAGCCCAATGCCGGGCATGCCAAGCGCCCAAGCTGCCGCCCCCGCGCAACCCATGGCGCAGAACCCTGCGCCCCCTCAACCCGCCCCCCTCTGACCAGGAGCACCCATGGATCCCGAGAACACCGCCCCGCCGGCAGACGCTACGCCGCCCGCCGAGCAGACACCGCTGGAGGCCTTCGACGCTGGCATGGCCGCGGCTGAGCCTTCGACAGATGAACTTGCCTCGACGCCCGCGGCGGCCCAGCCCGTTCCGCCCCCCGGCACAGTCGAGGCCAATGAAGCGGCTGCCGCGGCAACGGCGGCAACGGCGGCGACGCCGGCAGAAGGCCAACCTCCGGTTGAAAATGCCGCGGCAGACGAAGCCGCCGCCGAGGTCCAAGCGCTTGGACTGAAGGACAAGGCTGCCGAGCGCTTCCGCGAGCTTGCCGAGGAGCGCAAGACCATGGCGCCCTTCCGCGAGGCGCTGGACAAGGCTGGCATCAAGGACGCCGCCGAGCTTCCCAAGCTCGTCGAGCGCGCCAAAGTGGGCGAGGACATGGTCAACATGGTCATGGAGACCGGCGCTTCGCCTGAGCAGTACGGCAAGACGCTGGACTACCTTGGGCTGCTGGGGCGCCTGGGCAAGGGCGATACCGCCGCTGGCGAGGAGGCCTGGAAGCTCATGCAGGGCGAGTTGGCCGCGCTGGCGCAGTTGCTGGGCCGCGAGGCGCCGGGGCATGACCCGCTGAACCAGCATCGCGACCTGGCTGATCTGGTCGCGGCTGGTGAGATGCCGAGGGAGCGGGCTCTGGAAGTCGCCCAGCTTCGTGCCCAGCAGGCCGTGCAAGGGCAGGGATTCCGCCTTCAGCAGGAGCAGCAGGCCGCGCAGGCTGCCGAACAGCAGGGGCGCACGTGGCTCCAGCAGTTCGACGCCACCATGGGCGCGAGCGATCCGAACTACGCGGCAAAGCGGCCGATGCTCAATGCGCTGGTGGCCAACATTCGCCAGACCGTGCCGCCGTCGCAGTGGCCCCAAGCCGTGCAGGCTGCCTATGCGTCGATTCCTGCATTCCCGGCGCCTGCGGCGGCCGCGCCCGCCGCACCAGCGCAGCCCGCGAAGCCGCCGCCGGGTCCGATGCGCCCGTCCGGCCCTCAGCCTTCCATGCTGCCGGACAACGCCAGTCCCATGGAAGCGTTCGACTTCGGCATGCGACAGGCAGGCTGATCAAAAGGGCCCGGTTCGCCGGGCCTTCCTTTTTACCGTTGACGCCCCTTGACAGGGGCATAGCGTGGTCACGTCGCCCGCAGGCGACACCACGCAAGCAGTACGCCGGAGTCGCGCCCGGCAGGGCCGCAAGAGGGTTCGCCCGCCTCGATGCCGTGGATGGAAGTCACCCCATTCCCCTCATTCGAGAGCACGACCATGCCCTTTACCGCCGCTCAGATCGCGCAGGGTGCGAACTACACCCTGGAGACGTTCCGTCGCAACGCCCCGATCGACAACATCAACATCAACCATGTCCTGCTGAAGTGGTTCATGGACAACAAGGCCGTGTCCGTCTTCGGCAACGGCTTCTACAACGAGTCCGTGTTCGTCTCGAACGACTCGAACTACCAGAACTACTTCGGCGCCGACCAGGTCACCTACAACTCGCGCGATCCGGTGCGCCAGGCGAAGTACACCTACGCCAACTATCACGATGGCTTCTGGTTCGACGAGGACCGCCTGAAGGCCAACAACATCGTGATCAGTGAAGACGGCATGGAGCCAGCCACGACCTCCGAGAAGGAGCAGCTGGTCAACCTGCTGGAGGTGTCCTTCACCGCCCTCCAGAAGGGCATCCAGGACGGGCTGGCTCTGGAAACCCTGCAGTCGGGCGCCCAGTCCGCCAAGGCTGTGGTCGGCCTGGACGCGCTGGTCAGCACCACCCCCACCGTGGGCACCGTCGGCAATATCGACGCGAGCGTCGCCACCTACTGGCGCAACAACACCAACCTGGCGATCAGCACCGGCACTGTGGGCAACGTGTCCAACGGCATGGATGCGATGTGGGACAACTGCGTGCGCTACGGCGGCCGGTTGCCCAACAAGATCGTCTGCGGCTACGCCTTCTACACCGCGCTGAAGAACGAGGCGCGTACCCAGACCACCCGCGAGCTGTCGGGTGGTGGTGTGGCCCAGGGCGGCGTGACCTACGACGTGGCGACGAAGGGCCTGTACTACCGCGGCATCCCCGTGGAGTGGGATCCGACCTTCGAACAGCTGGATGCCGTGGTCGGCGCGATCACCTACCCCTGGACCAAGCGCTGCTACTTCCTGAACAGCGACGTGATCAAGTTCCGCCCGATGAAGGGCGCCTGGGACGTGAAGCGCAAGCCGCAGCGCCTGCCGGACCGCTATGTCCTGTACTTCGGCAACACCGGCTCCTACGGCATAACCACCAACCAGCGCAACGCCACTGGCGTGCTGTCCATCGCCTGAAAGATCGGCCCCGGTCCGCCGGGGCCCTCCTTCCTCACATACGAGACCACGCCCATGAACCTTGTGACGCTCACCACGACCGGCCAGCAGCTGGGTCGTTCGCCCTTCCTCACCGGTGGCGATGCCATCGCCATCAATCTCTCGGCCAGCTCCGCCACCATCCAGGGCGCGGACACGCTGACCGGCACCTACACGACTCTGGCAACCGTGCCGGCCACCACGATGATGCTGGTCACCAACCTGCCCAAGTTCGTGAAGCTCTCGGCGGCTGGCACCGGCGTCTACCTGCAGGGCAGCGGCGGCTCCTGATCGGAGCCGCTTCAGCCTGACCCACTCAAAGAGCGAGACCCGACATGACCGATTCAACCAAGACCTTCCCCGTCCTCCTGCTGGACATCAAGCGCGGCGTCGATCACATCCCGTTCGAGGCCCTGGAGCACGAGCTGCCGATCCTCAAGGCGATTCACCTGGAGGAAAACGTGCAGGTGTTCGACCAGGAATACGGCGAGGTCGAGTTGCCCAACGATGCCGACGCCGAACTGCGCCGCCTGCGCGCCAAGTACGACGACAAGAACGACCGCATCGTGTTCCAGATCTACCGCAACCCGAAGGACGTGGCCGACGCCACGGGCCTCAAGGTGACCGGCTCGTCGACGACCGTCCAGCAGTCCGCGCAGATCGTCAACGACAAGTCTGCCAAGGCCAAGGCCGCCAAGGCCAGCTGAGTCGCTCGGTCAGGAGTGACACCCGGGGCCGGCTGGGCAACTGGCCGGCCCCTTCTTCATCGGAGCATGCGTGGACATCAGCCAGATCAACTGCGACTGCCAGAGCGAGACCTACGGCAATCAGACGCTCAAGGAACTGCGCGGGCGGCTCATGTCGCGTCTCGGCTATGGCGCCCAGGTCGCAGCACCACCGCCTGGGATGAAGGATCTGCTGAACGACTTCCTGCAGGCCTCGCAGCGCACGATCTACGAGCGCACACGCGGATATTTCCAACTGGAGCGGTACTTCAGCTGGCCGTTGACGGCTGGCGTGCGCCTCTACGACCTGATGGGCAATGAGCAGGCCTGCGACAAACGCCTGAACCCGAGCAAGATCACGTGGGTCGGCATCGAGAAAGATGGCATTTTCCGGCCCCTGTGCCGCGGCATCGAGCCGCGCATGTACTCGACGGACGAGACGGGCATCCCCGAGCGCTACGAGATCCGGGAGTGCATCGAAATCTGGCCTCGCCCCGATGAGACCGAGGGGCAACTGGTCATCAAGGGCATGTTCGGGCTTGATGATTTTGCTGAGGATCTGGATCGGACCACCATCGACTCTGAACTTGTGTTTCTGCTGGCTTTGGCCAACGCCAAGAGCCACTACCGCCAGCCGGACGCGCAGACCTACTACCAGCAGCTGGAAGTGATGCTGCAGAACATCGTGGCAGGCTCTCACCAGACGGCGCGCTACGTGCCAGGAGACCGCGCCATCGCGCCTGTCTACGTCCTGCCCAAGCCAACGGTGCCGTTCGCATGAGTGGCAGGCCGGTTCGACTCAACGCAGCCAAGGGCGGCATCGACCGGCAGCGGACCAAGGGCGGTGCCAGCCCGAACACGCTGTACATGCTGCTCAACGGCCACGTGACGGCCTCTGGCTCGATAGAGAGCCGTGACGGAACCACGTCGGTCAACGCAGGACTCGCCAACACCCGCGGCTTGGTCGCCCATAACGGCGGCTTGGTGGTCTTCTCCCACCAGCAGGTGACCATTCCGGTAAGCAACCCGCCGGTGAGCGTGGAGATTCTGGTCGACCAGAATGATCCGTCTCAGCCCATCAAGGAAATTCACTTCGCCGCTGCGTTCCTGGGCTACTTGTACGTGGCAGCTGAGTACAACAACGGCGATGTCATCCATTACTGGCTGCGCAGTGTCGACACCTGGCAGGCTGGCAAGGCCTACACCATCGGTGATGTGGTCCGCCCCAATACCCCGAACGGCTTCACTTACACCGCTACCCGCGTGAGCGACAGTTTGCCCAAGTGGCAGGCCGGCGTGACGCGTGCGATCGGCGACAAGGTCGAGCCGACCACTGCGAACAGCTACTACTACGAGGTCACCGCGACAGTCGGTGATTCGCCCAGGAGCGGAACAGTCGAGCCTAATTGGCCGACGCAGAAGGATTCTGTGGTCTACGAGGACGTGGACCTTGGAACCACGTCAAATCCCGGTGCCAGCGCAGGCACGGGATCTGGGACCGGCTCTCTGCCGAGCGATGTGGATGACCGATACGGCAACAGCAGTGGCCCGCGCTGCCCGCATGTGGCTGCCTGGGTCATCGAGCGGCGCCGAGGCCTGATCCGCGCCGGTGACGTGGTGGTGGGAGACCTGCTTCTGTTGGCTGACCCGGCGAGCCTGGATGAAACATGGGGCCAGGTGACCTATTCGGAGCTGGCGCAGGTGCTCGGCGTGCGGATTGGAACAGCCGATGGCAAGACGCTCACCTGTTCGGAGACTGCCCCGATCCCGGTCGATGGCGGCTACCTGGCTGCTCCAGACACGCTCGGCCGCGACGTCCCGGTCCGCGGACGTGGGTTGTGCAAGGTCACCCAGGCGGACGGTCTTGGGCTGATCCTTGTCCAGCACATCACGGTCGGTAATCGCTGCTTCTGGGTGGGTGATCAGCCGGATGGGCTGTTCCTGCACCACAACATGAAGAAGGTCGACGAGCCATGAGCGCGCCGAAATGGCAACCCTCCACCAGCTACGCACCCAACACGATCGTGCAGCGCGCCACCGCGCTTCCGGTGACGCCGACACAGGTCGTCAACGGCGACTTCTCGTCTGGCACGACTGGCTGGAGCTTCGGTAGCGGCGCTGCCCTCAGCGGTGGCGGCTATGGTGGTGGGAACTGCGCTTCTTTCAACGGCACGGGAGGCGCCGTCGAGGTCGTCCACGACGCCGTGGACTGCGGCGCAGGCGTGGGCATCAATGCTCGCTGCATGTACCAGCAGGGCACCGCCGGGAGCGGCCACAACGTGGGGCGCGTGTTCCTGCGCTTTCTGGGCGCTGGCGGCTCTGTGGTCAGCACCGTGCGCGGCAACGACGTTTCTAGCAGCGGTGGAGGCTGGAAGGCTTCGACGGTCAGCACGTCGTCACCCGTCGGGACGCTCAAGGTCCAGATCGGCGTTGAGGTAGTCAGGGATCGCACTGGCGCCTCCTTTGCCGACAGCTTCACGTGGTCGCTCACTACCGCTGCCACGGTGGTCGGCCTGGTCTTCAAGGCGACGCAGGCCAGCGCTGCGACCTCGGGGACGACTGAGCCCATGTGGCCCACTACTGCAGGCGGCACCGTGACCGATGGCGGCGTCACCTGGACGGCCATCCTCGGCACGCGCGTGGAGTGGACTGCTCGCCCCCTTCTGGTCTCAGGAGCGAGCGAGCCAGCATTTACGGCCGCAGACGGCACACTGACGCCTGACAACACGATTGCGTGGCTGGCCGATACCCGGGAGATCAAGGACAGCAAGTGCCCCCACTCCAAGGTGGTGGCGATCATGTCGTCCCACGTGTTTGCCGCCGACGGCGACATCGTGAGGTTCAGCGCTTCGACGAACCCGCTGGACTGGACTAGCGAGTCCAACGCGGGCTACCTGTCCACCGGACTGCAGCAGGACAACGCCAACGACATGCTGGTACTCAACCAGTACCGGTCGAACCTGGTGGCGCTCAATGCCTCGGTGTTCCAGCACTGGCAGATGGACCCGGATCCAACCGCCATGGCGCTGTTGGACCAGCTTCCCGGCATCGGATCGGTGTGGCAGAAAGCTGCGGCCCCCGTGGGAACGGAGCTATTCATCCTGACCGCTCAGGGTGTGCGCTCGATCGGCGCGTCTGCCGCAACGCAGAGCCTGACAACGGGCGATGTCGGCATGCCCGTGGACCCCTTGGTCAGGGAAGCGCTGAGGACGGCGCTTTCGACGGGCAAGCAGCCCGTGGGCACCTACGTCCCGGGCGCGGGTCAGTATTGGCTCGCCTTCCCCGACCATCCGGCAGTCGGCCGCTCCACTGTGTTCGTGTATTCCATGGTCGCCGCGACGAAGGTGCGCGCTTGGAGCATCTATGAGTACCCGTTTGCCGTTGAGGCCTTCGCCCAGCTCGGAAACGATCTGTACATCCGCCACGGGGACGAGATCAGCGTCGTTTCGGAGGGCGTGACCTCGGACACCGTGGGCGGGCAAGCCATCGACTTCCCCGGCCAGGTGCAATTCCAGTGGCTGGACATGGGTGGACCTGGCGGCGGCAAGATGATGGAAGGCTTCGACATCGTGGCTACGGGCTCGCCCCGCGTCAGCATCGGCTACGACCAGCGCGATGCGGGTGCCTTTACGCCTCCATATGCCGTGCCGGCCGACACCATGCCAGGTGGGATCACCCCGTTGGCTGTGACGGCGCCCTCGATGTCCGTCCGCGTCGACTTCGACGCTGGCGAGGCGTGGAGCCTGCAGGAGGTCAGCCTGTACCTGTTCGACAACGGGGGCGGGCCGTGATGCTGACAATGAGCGCGCCCGTCTTGGCCGACTTCCTGCATGTGGCACACCACATGCGTGAGGATGAGCGTGTCCAGTGGCTCGCTCTGACGGGCGCTGAAGCCTATTCGCCTGACGCGCTGGCGTTGGCTGCCGCTTCCGGCTCCGGCTACCGCTGGGCCGTCAGGGACGAGGGCCGCGCGGTGCTCATTGGCGGCTTTGACGAGGTGCGTCCGGGCGTATACGAGGCCTGGCAGATGAGCACGGCCGACTCCTGGGCCCGCTGGTGGCGCTCGTTTACCCGGATCAGCCGCCGGCTGATTGAGTGGATGCTGGGGGCTGGAGCACACCGCGTCCAGGTTGTGGCCCAGGCCTGCCGGCTGCACACCCATGCCTGGTACTCGCGCAGCCTTGGCCTGAACTGCGAGGGGAGGCTGGCCGGCTACTACGCCGACGGTACGGACGGATTGATGTTTGCGAGGTGCTCATGAGCGGCGGGTCCAACAATGCCGGCAAGGAAGCCAACCGCATGGAGAAAGAGCGCCAGGCGCGGATTGCTGCCACGCAGGCAGCGGTCAACAACGTCTTCAATAGCTCCGGTCGTGCCGCTGACATCGCCGATGTGGTCAACGCGACGCGCGACTACTACACCGACCAGCTCAACACCCAGAAGGCCAGCAGCGACCGGGATCTGCTGTTCTCCCTGGCGCGCGGCGGCCTGATCGGTGGGTCGACCAACATCGACCTGCAGCGCGAGCAGAACAAGGCCTACAACAACGGACTTCTGGACGTGGAGCGCCGGGCTCAGGGTGCTGGCAGCGACCTCCAGGCCGCTGACCAGACTGCGCGCGCGAACCTCATCTCGCTGGCGACCTCTGGCCTGGACTCGACCACGGCTGCCCAGCAGGCCGCTGCTGCACTGAAGACGAACCTTGCCTCCGCTCAGTCGACAGCGACGGCCAATGCCCTGGCGGATGGCTTCGGCAACTTCAACACCACCCTCAAGCGGATGCAGACGCTTTCTGACGAGCGCCGCGCCAACCAAGCGGCGAATCTCAGCCTGTACGGCAGCACGGGCGGCATGTACGGGGGGTACGGGAAGTGATCGTGCGCAAGGCAACCCACGAAGACATGGACGCCATCCTTGCCATGGGGGCAGATTTCTTCGCCGCAAGCGGTTACGGCGTGCTGACCAGCTTCGACCCGGCCCACGCTTCGGTGGTGGTGGACATGATGATCGGGACCGGCACGCAGCTGGTGGCCGAGCATGATGGCGCCGTGGTGGGCATGGCTGGCGCGGTCGTAGCGCCGCATACCTTTAATTTCCGTTCTCTGATGGCGCACGAGGTCATGCTGTGGGCAATGCCGGAGGCGCGCGGGCTTGGCGTCGGCCGTGCTCTGTTCAAAGCATTGGACGCCGCATGCGAGGAGGCCGGCGCGGTCGGCCTGCAGATGCTGATGCTGGAGAACAGCCCTTCCCATGTCGCTGACCTGTACGAGGCCGAGGGTTTCCGGCCCAGCGAGTCTGCCTGGACCAAGAGGTACACCTGATGGCCCTCAGTACCGGCACCGCCATCGCCCTGGCTCTGTCTGCTGCCGCCTCGGCTGCGCAGTACCAGAACAGCGTCAACACTGCCCGTAAGCAGGACAACGCCGCGACCCAAGCGATCCGCAACCAGAGCGCGATCCAACAGCAGGCTGATGCCGACGTGAATGCGGAGGTGCAGAAGCTGGCGCAATCCAATGCGGCGGACGACCGTTCGAATCGCCTTAGCCAGTACATGGCCACCCTGCAGCGCGGCAGGCAGCAGGCCAACGCCGGGTTGGGCGGCGAATTTGGCTCCGACGCCTTCAGGACCGACAGCTCGGCTGCGCAGCAGGCCGTTGCGGACAAGGCCGCGACCACGGCGGGGCTGATGTCGCGCATCGATGCCGGCGCGCTCCAGCGCCAGGCCGAGAACACCAGCTACGGCAACCTCGCCACGGACCTGGGGCTGATCCAGCGCCAGGCGGCCGGGCAGGCGTACGTCGACAGGCTGCGCCAAGCAGCAATCCGCCGGAATCCCTACGTCGATCTGGCGGCCGGGATTGCGGGAGGCGCGGCGGGCGGGATCGGCGGCGCCTACGATGCAGCTGCATTGGACACCAGTGCCGTGAATGCCGGGATGGCGGCAAACAGCGCGAATCTAACCAAAAACTACGATGCAAGGATCGCGGCCCAGATGCGCGGGATCTACGGAGGCTGACCATGGCTGATCCCTACTTCGAACTCGGCGCACAGCTGGGCAATCTGGCTACCGGCGGCTGGCGCGACAATAGCCACAAGGCCTACTACGACCAGCTCGGCCGGGTGGGACAGGCAGAGGGGTTGCTGGCGCAGGCCCGGAGCCGGCGCGCCCAGGCGCTGATCGACGAGGGCCAGCAGCAGCAGATCGGGCGGTGGGCCGCAGATCCGGCCGCAGCCGCTGCGGAGCTTGGCACCACGCCGGGCGGTATCGGCGTCCTTCTCGGTGGGGGCGGCAATGCTGCGCAGCTGGCGACAGCGCTGGGCACGCTCGGAGAGACTGGGTTCCGGCGCGACGCGGCGCAGCGGGCCACGCTGGGGGACTGGAACGGTGCCAATGCCGCGCTGATGGGCGTGGCCAACGGCCCGGTCCAGCTGGGCACGGTCGAAGGTCAGAACCTCCTGCAGAACCGACTCCTCGTCGGCGGCGGCGGCATCTCGACTACCGAACAGGGACAGGCCGGGATCGCCGCGGACGCGGCCCGAGCGCGCGCGGCCGACGCCAGTGCGGCCAGCAGCTACGCGAGCGCGGCGAGAACCCGTCAGGCAATGGGTATTGATGCCGAGCAGTTCGGACTGGAGCGAGCTGGGAAGTGGAACCCTGGCGGGAAGCCTGCGGCCAACGAACTTGGCAAGCCACTCAGTGCCCCGACCATCAACAAGCTGGCGTCGGATGCTGAGGAGCTGCAGAACCTGACCACCCTCGGTGACACGTTCAACAACGACTTCGCTGGGAACGGGGCTGGCGGGCAGATGGAGAATCTGCTCGGCCGAATGGGCTGGGAAGGGGGGATCACTGGAGCAACGCCCGGTCAGGCTGATTGGTGGCAGCAGTACGACCGCCAAAAGAATGTGATCCGGAACAAGCTATTCGGCGCGGCGCTTACCCCTTCAGAGCAGGCGGAGTTCGACAAGGCTGACATCAATCCGAACATGAGCGCCCAGACGATTCGGAACAACTTGGCTAACCAGACCGCGATCATTCAGCGTGGCCTCCAAAGGCAGGCGCGGACCTGGCAAGCCCAAGGGTACAACGTCAATGCCCTTCGAGAAGCGACAGGGCTGGAAGATTTCGGTGGCGGAAGAACGCTGGGCGACTCTCCTGCGCCCGCATCCGCCCCCGTACAGCGCGCCCGCAACCCGAAGACGGGACAGACGCTCGTGGTGGTCAACGGACAGTGGGTGCCCGAATGACCACGCCCCCGCTTCCGCCTGGCTTCGTGCTGGATGAGCCGCCGCCGCTTGAGATCGACATCAAGGGCGGCCGGCGGGTTAGCCAGGCCGTGCCCCCGTTGCCCGAGGGATTCGAACTGGAGACCCCCGGAACGCCGCCCGCTGCCAACAACTCCGCATTCGCCCGGATGGTCACCGGCGCGCCAGCGCCTCAGGAGGGTGGCTTCCTGCGTGATCTGGGTATGTCTGCCCGCTCGGTCATCCAGGGGGCAGGCGGGCTACTGGGTAGCGTCGGCGACGCCTTCAATCACTACCTCGTCCCGGGCGACCAGCCCAGCTATCGGGAAGCCGCGGCCGCTTTGGCTGACAAGATCGGCCTTCCGTCACCGCAGACCAAGCAGGAGCGCATCCTCGGAGACATCGGTGAGGCGCTGACCGGCACGGGCCTGACGATGGGCGCGGGGGGCGTTGCCAGTGCTGCGGCGAAGGCGCCGGGCGCTCTTGCGGAGTTGGGATCGTTTTTGACCGCCCAGCCAGTGCTCCAGGCGGTCAGCACCGCAACCGGTGCCGGGGCGGGCTCGCTTGCCCGTGAGAATGGGGCAGGCTTGGGGGGACAGGTGGCCGCTTCGCTGCTGGGTGGTCTTGCGCCGGGTGTGGCCGCGGCCCTTCCTGCGATGGCGGCTCGCGGAGCGGCCCGGGGCGCAACGCCGGATGCGATGCTCGCGCGCATGGAGCAGTTCGACGCCGCTGGCGTCACGCCTTCCATGGGCCAAGCAACTGGCAATCGAGCGGTCCAGGCGCTGGAAAGCACCCTCGGCAGCGTTCCGGGCGGCGCCGGCCGCATTGATCGTTTCGCCCGGCAGCAGGCCGACCAGTTCGGCGGGCGAATTGATCAGCTGGCCCGCGACCTGTCGCCTCGTGGTCGTGCCGTCACGCCGGAGCAGGCAGGCAGGTCTGTAGTGAAAGGCATCGAGGGCGACGACGGTTTCATCCAGTCCACGCGTGCCCGATCTGATCAGCTTTACCAGCGCTTGGATAACTTGATTCCGAAAGATCAGGGCGTCGATGTTTCGAACGTGAGGCAGGTTCTGAGTGATCTGAACGCCGGCATTGAGGGCGCACCTAACACCTCCAATCTTTTCCGCAACTCGCGGATCAGTGGGATTCAGAGCGCACTGGAGAAGGACCTTGCGATTCCAACCGAGGCACAGGCTAAATTGGATGATGTGCTCAAGCGGATCGATCATCTGTACGCCTCCCGCGACCTTGCGAGCCAAGAAGCCGGCAAGTTTTCTGCATTCGCCAATGACCAGGCCAACCGCATCGAAAAGTTCTTCCCGGTTGAAGGCCAGCCGCGCATCTCGGGGCGATATTCCCCATCTGTTCAGCGCGCCGAGGAAGGTGCATCTGCTGCGGCTGAGGCTACTGGGATCGCTCGTGATCGCGTTTCACAGGCTCAGCAGCTTGAATCCACGATCAATGATCTTCGCCATGCTGCGGAAGCGTCTGGCGGGAAGCTGCCATACGAGGCGGTGCAGAAACTTCGTACGCTGGTGGGACGAGAACTAGAAAGCAACTCGCTGGTCAGCGATGTCCCACGCAGCAAGTGGAAGGCGGTGTACGGAGCGCTGACCAAGGACATGGAATCGGCGGCTTCCACGCCGGAGGCAAAGCAGGCTCTCTCCCGTGCAAACGCTTACTACGCCTCCCGCGTGAAGCGCCTGGACGACATCAGTCACGTGATCGAGAAGAACGGCGGCCCGGAAAAGGTCTTCGCCGCTGCTACGTCTGGCGTCAAGGACGGCGCGACGACCCTGCGCCAGGTGATGCGCAGCCTGCCCGAAGACTCTCAGCGCGAACTGTCTTCCGCCTTCCTGCGCCGAATGGGCCGCGCTACGCCTGGCCAGCAGGACGCCGAGGGCGCCGTCTTTTCGATGGACAGGTTCCTGACCAATTGGAACGCCGTGTCGCCGGAAGCCAAGAGCACGCTGTTCGGGCGCTACGGTTCCGGCTTCTCCAAGGACATGGACAAGATCGCCGCCGCGGCGGATGCGGTGAAGTCAGGCAGCAAGGTGTTCGCCAACCCGTCGGGCACGGCTAGGAAGGAGTTTCTCATTGGCCAAACGGCCGGCACCCTGGCAACTGCTGGCACCGCAGCTGCCACAGGGAATGTGGGCATGGCTGCGCTCGCCTTGATGGGCTCGGCTACATCCGCGGCCCTCGCGAACGCTAGCGCGCGCCTTGTCACGAACCCCAGATATGTGAAGTGGCTTTCTAGGGCAACGGAGATGCCGGTCGGATCACTCGTCGCGCAACTCAATGCGTTGCGCAACATCGCGCGGGATGAAAAAGACCCCGAGATGGAGCGCGCCGCCGAGGAAATGAAGACTGAGGCTAGCGCAGCGCCAGCGCAATAAAGCCCACGACGCACGCGACCAAGACGACCGCTAGTGAGCCGATGAGTACCAGCATCGGCAGCGGGTTCTTGGCCCCCTTCGTCAACCGCTCAGCCTTCATCTCCTTGAATGACTTGGTGGGCGGGTACTGAGTGTCTTTCCAGTCGCTCATGCCTGTGATCCTACACCCTTTTCCCGTTGAGGCGTGCTCAGGTCTGGCGAGGATTGGCCGCATGAGCATTGATCAGGCCAAGGCCATCAACCGGAGCGCCATCACGCCGGCCCTGCGGCTTCTGCCACAGCGCATGGACACGCTGCAGGCCCGCGTCGAGCTGCTGGCGATCTGCGGCCAGGAGGCGGACTTCCGCCACCGCTGGCAGGTCGTGGACCCGGCTCGGCCCGAGGTGCGCGGCCCGGCACGCGGCCTGTGGCAGTTCGAGCGCGGCGGTGTCCGGGGCGTCCTGGGGCATGCTCAGACCGCCGTGGCCGCCAAGGCGCTGTGCCAGGCGCGTGGTGTCCCGGCAGACGAGCGCGCGGTGTACGAGGCCCTGGCCGGTGACGACGTGCTGGCGGCCGGCTTCGCGCGGCTGCTGCTGTGGAGCGATCCGGCCCCGCTGCCGGCCGTGGGCGACGTGAACGGCGCCTGGCAGCTCTACCTGCGCACCTGGCGGCCGGGCGCGTACACGAACGGCACACCAGCCCAGCGCGTCCGCCTGCGCGGGAAGTGGACCGGCTACTACGCCACGGCGCGCGAAGCGCTGGCGAAGGAAGGCTGAGATGCCACGTCGCAAGGACGCCATCGCCGGCCTTGAGGGCGTCATCCGCCTCGCCGAGACGCCGGGGGCCAGGCCGTCCCCGAAGCTACTGGAAGCGATCGGCAACAAGGTTCGCGACTCGATTGAGTTGTTGAAGGAGCCGGACCCGGAGAAGCAGCGGGTCGGCTTCATCCTGCTGGCGATCAAGCAGAGCACGGAAGTGCGGAAATTCCTGCGGAACGGAAAGGAGCTGCGCCGGGTCTACGTGGTGGACCTTGACCTCTACAACTGGGGCATGGACCAGCTCCACAACCTGGCGCTGGACGCATGAGCTGGGCTGGCCGCAACGCCGGCGCGGCTAGGGCTGGGATCGCGACGATGATCCTGTTCCTCATCGGAATGGGCATGGCAGCCATGTTCGCCGTGTCGATCCCCGAGCAGAACAAAGACGCTTTCCTGATGCTGTTTGGCGGGCTCAACACTGCCATGGGCGGCGTCATCCAGTACTACTTCAACATCGGACGGACCCGCGAGGCCCAGCCATGACCGCAGCTGCCCTCATCCAGCTCATCGGCGGCGTCCGCGCCACCGTATGGGCAGGCCTGCTAGTGGTCGCGCTCATCTGCCTGGGACAGAGGTCTTGCACCTTGGCCGAGACCAGCAAAACCCTTTCCGATGAGCGCGCCGCTTGGGCCAAGCAGACACTAGATCAGGCCAACGCCGTGATCGCCGCCGAGCAGAAGGCCCGCGCCGCTGAGCAGGCCGCCTCAAACCGTCAGAACGAGATCGCCAATGCATACGAAGAAGGGAAGGCCGCAGCTCAGGCTGCCGGTGATCGGGTTGCTGCTGATCTGCGCGCCGGTAATCTCCGCTTGCAGCAGCGCTGGGCGTCCTGTGCAGCCACCACCGACTTGTCCGGTGCTGCCCGCACCGCCAGCCAGCCTGATGCAGGCGCCGACGACCGAGCAGCGAGCGCGAGCCGAATTGTTCGCGCCGCAGCCGAGTGCGACGCCCAGGTCCGCGGCCTCCAGGCCCTAGTCAGAAGCGACAGGGCCACCCCATGAGCAAAATCCGCGTTCAGCGATACCAGACACTGGGGTATGCCACGGTCGACGATGGAGCAACCCAGGGCGCCACCATCGGCGAAGACGTTTTCAACGCAGACGGCTCGCTGTTTTCGCCGCTACAGGTGACTGCCTTGGCCAACGTCCCGGACGACGCCAGCGCCGCCGCTGCTGGCGTGCTGATCGGCGGGCTCTACCGTAATGGCTCCGTACTAATGGTGCGCGTGTCCTGATTTGCCGTTGAGGCCGCCACGGAACTAGGCAGGGTGATGGCGTCTTCACCTGTCTATCCCGCCCATGCTGCCTGTCACCTGGACCCAAGTCCCCATCGTTGGCACCTTCCAGCGGGCTGACGGAACGCCACGCGCCGGTGGGATCATCACGTTCGAGTGTGCCCAGCAGGTCACCGCAGGGGACATAGTGGTGAACCCGCGCAAGTTCATCGCCAAGCTCGATGCCAACGGCTCGATGCCGTCTGGATTCAAGCTCCCCGCGTCAGATGATCCTGACATCTCCCCCACGGGCTGGGCATGGCTGGTTCGCGAGGAGTTCCCGGGCGGCCGTGACCCGTACTACATCTTCGTGCCGTACACCTCGGCAAGCATCGATCTGGCAACTGTCACTCCAGTGGTTGATCCTGGCGTGCTGTCGCCCTGGATGACGGATGCCGCGCTGGATCCCGCGCTCGCCCAGCGAGGCGTTGACCAGTTCTTGCGCCCCAACCTTGCCGACTCATCTGCAGGCAAGGGCGCGGCGATGGTGGCGTTCAAGCAACTTGGCGACGGAGCGGTGGCGCGCACCGTGTTCGACAAGCTGAGTGAGCGCGCATCGGTCAAGGACTACGGGGCGAAGGGTGACGGCACCACCGACGACACGGCCGCGATCCAAGCCGCGATCACGGCTAATCCGGGCAAGACGGTTTTCTTTCCCCTCGGCACCTACGCAGTGTCCTCCACGATCAACCTGTCTTCTGGATGCATCCTCGAAGGGGAGGGTACGTTTTCGGACGGAACCAGAGTAGCGTTGAACAACGCCTTCAACGGGCCGCTTTTCAACGTTGCCCAGAGATGCGCTATCAAGTCGATGAGCATCCTTGGATACGGCGATACCGGCATCCCGAATCAGGCGTTGATCCTCATCAACGGCGTAAACGACTTTATTGGCTGCGACCTATGGTTCGCTGCTGGCTACGACCACATTAAGTTCACCGGGACCAGCTTCTACAATATCCTTGACAACTGCCGGCACTACACCGCGCTGAATAGCTGGGTTCGTACTGACTCCAGTACCGGCCCCGGGGTCGATATTAAGATCCACAACTGCCGAGGGGGTAACAACACCAGCACGCAGCTGCATGGCTATGACTTCACTGGACTCGGTTCGCTTGTCATGTCCGATTGCGTGTTTTCTCCTGGGTACATGGTCAATGCCGGCATGCGCGTGCGCACGCTTGCGCCGCAGGCTGGAATCATCCAAGTTGCGAACAGCGTATTCGAGGTGTCAACGACATGCCCCGGAATCTTGTTCGAGGGCAGTGGCGCGAACATCCACGACTTCTATTTCTCCAACACCTACATCGCCGGCTATCCCGCTGTGCGGATCAACTCGGCGGACGGCGTTTTCTTCGACAACTGCTACTTCACGACCAACATAGGTGGTGGCGCTAACGACAACGCACTGGCCTGCTACAACGATGCGGTCAACGTGTGCATGACCTCCTGCAGGTTCAACGTGACGAACGTCCCGATCCGCGCCGATACGGGGATCAACACGCTCAGCCTGTCGGTCGTGGACTGCCTCTACACTGGCGCGCTGGATTGCGTCTACCTGCCAAATGTAGCCGCCTCCAAGATCAGGTACATAAATATCGAGGGCGGGTATCTGGGCACCAGTGCAACGCCCGTCAATCTGTCCAGCGCCCCGGACGTGAAGAAGAACATCCGCACCTTCGGGTCAGGCCGTGGGCCGATCCAGGAGCTGGTGTTCACCGGGTCTCTGTCTGGCGGCGCGGCGAACGTGGCCCACGGTATCACCGGGGGGCAGTCCCGAGTGCTGTCTGCGCAATGGGTCTATCGTGGCGGCTCGGGCGAGGCGGTGCCCGGCGCAGCTCCCACGGTGGACGGGAGCAACGTCTACTTGACCGGCGGCTCTGGAACGGCCAAGTATCGCCTCGTCGTTCGGTTCCTGATCGACGTGGATACCAACTGGTAATCTCCCACTATGAGCGTGGGCAGTGTGTCATCTGATCCCGGCGGGTCGCGGAGCTTGAGGAGGCCCGCGCCTTGCTCGACGCGCGGCGGCGTTAGCTCGTTCGGCGATCACCGCCGGCACCGCCTCCCCGCGCCTGACGTAGCGGTCCGGGAGCCTGCGCAGGATCGCCGCGGCTTCGGCCGCCGGCATCTCCCTGGGCACGGCCACCCAGCCGTGCCCGTGGCAGGCAGGGCAGAACGGGTCGTTCAGGTTGCAGCCCGGGCACGCCCAGAAGTCCCAGGCCTCGCGCGGCAGGAAGACGCCCTCACGGCAGTGGTAGCAGGGGATTCCGGCCTGATCCAGCGTGATGCACCGCCGGCCGCAGGCGTCGCACACGGCGGGCGCGCCCTTGATCCACGGCGGTTGGTCTGGTCTGGATCGGCGGCCCAAGCGGGCAGGGTACGCGCGGCTGTCGCAGGGGGTGAGAAGGGTGACCCCAAACTGACCCCACAGGCGCGCTAAGTCATTGAGCCCGCTAGACCACGAGTGATCGCGATGGGCCACCTTAGTCATTGATCTTCTTGATCTTCCGTGACCTTGACATGGTAGGGGTCACAGGTTCGAACCCTGTACCGCCCACCACCTCCTGCCAGGGGCAGGCTGGTGAAGATGAAACGGACCGGGCAGCGCCCGGTTTTTTCATGTCTGGCGCCAGGTTGCCAGAAGATGCTTGCTGATCCTGGGGCGCCTGCCGGGCGAGGCGCAGCCTGCCGCGACCTAAGGCCCTGGGGGCGAAGGTGGCCTCGTCACGCCGGGATCGCTTAGGATCGCGCTCTCGGACCGTCGAGGAGTGCCAGGGATGGAATACCGCCACACCCTCCTGCAGAAGCACGGCTATCAGGTTGTCGCCATCACGCGCGATGCGGACCCGGCTTATGCGCCGGACGAAGTGATCGGTTACGCGGTGGTGACCGACTCGGGCGCCAAGCTGCGCGAGGAGACCTCGCTGGAGCAGGCGCGCCTGTACATGGAACAGCTCATCGAGGACGAGCAGCCGATCCGCGCCGACGATGCGCGTCCGCGCCGGCGCAAGTCGGTGCGGCCCAAGACGGCCCGATTGATCCGTTGA